TAGCAAATTCCCGCCTGTAACAGCCGTTCGCAATCCAATATGCGTCACGAGCCCCCAATCCGATGATGCGATCGGAAACTCTACGTCAGCTGTGTTTTTAACCGTTTGTTTTCCGTTCTCTACCGCAGGAGCCGCGAAGGAAATCGCCATACGCTTGTACCCACCTCCGTTAACTTCCGTCCCTGTGTCGGCAGGTGTCGGGTCACTCGTATACAGCGCGAGATAAACCGTTGTAGGCGAAGAGAACGCCGTGTTGCGAAGCGTCGCGTTTAGCAACGCCGCCGATAGCCAGTTCGATATATTCATCGTATTCCTCCTATGTCGTGTATTCGTTCGTAATCCGGAAGCTCCGGATCGTATTCGTTCCCGTATTCGTAAGCACCAATACCGGTTGTGCGCGGACATCTCCCGATGACTCTACGCTAATCGTTTCTGGCGATCGCGTTATCGTCACTTCCGTCACCTTTTCGTTGGACTCCGGCCATGGATCGTTAGCCTTTAGCGATACCACGACCATCCGACTGCCGACTTGTCCGTCCAACGCGAGTGTGCCGTTGTTCACCGCGCGATAGATTCGCCCGGAAATATCCGAGAACTCAACGGTAATCTCACGACGACCTCCGTTAAATACCCGAGCCAGTCGCGCAAGAGTCGTATGGAACTCCGATGGCGGCGAGGNGATGTATAACGTCAGTTCGATCAATCTCGGCGCGTACGTAGAGCCGAAGTCAAGCTCTCCGTCAGTTCCTGCGATTTTCAACACGTTTTCCTCAACTTCCGGCAATATGGGAAGACGCCGCTCATATAGAGCAGCGCCTACCGTCGAGAGCCACGTACCATTCACGCGGACATCATATTCGAGTGTCATACGGATTTCACTCCCATCGTTTGGAGACGTCTAGCCGTCCGTTCGCGTTCGGAGTATAACGTCTGTACGTCCGCGCCGTCCTCGAAGACTGCGTCATTTACGGACATGTCGATGTGGTTAACAACGGATTGCGGAGCCGCCGAAGGACGGTCATATCTCATCGCGGAGACAGGAGCGTCAAGCATCGCAAACAATCGCGAGAGCTGACGTTGATTAAAGAACGCTTCGCCACCGTGAACCACTGCAAACATCGGATGTCCAACGGGTCCTGGAACAACGCCGCCAACGTCGAAGCTCGGAAGCTTTCCGGTATCTTTTCCGATTCCGTATTTCTGCCGAATCTCTTCGTTCCGAGCGTTCAGCCGTGCCATTTCAGCGGAATCCCCACGAGCTTTTGCTGAAGACCACGCATCCTTATTCGCGTTATACTCGTCCAACTCGGAGCTGTGCGCGGACATCGATTGGATTTGCGACATCTTTGCGTTGTACTTCGACACGAATGTATCTAAATCCGAGAGGATCGTCGCGTTAGTCTCTTCGTTGGACTTGATGCGGAACTCGGAAATCGCGGACTCTATCGTTTTGACATCGCCGGTGAAATCTTCGAATGCCGTTTTAAGCGCGTCATACTTCGCCTCGACATCGGATTTCTCGCGCTCGAACGACTTCTCACGCTCGGACTTCTCGTCTTGCAGCCCTTGCTTCTGCGATTCCAATTCGCGTTTGCGAAGCTCACGGTCGTGTTCGAGCTGCATCCGTTCGATTTCCTTCGCGATGTCCTCGCGCTCTTTGATTCCGTCGGGTCCGACTGCGGATTGAAGGAGATCGAGTCGAGCGCGTTTCTCCGCAAGCTTCGTCTCGTAGTCGGCATCTGCGTTGAACTCCGCTTCCTTCGCGATGAGAGCGTCGATTGCCTTGATTCGCGCGTCATAATCGGATAACGCCGCTTTCTTCCGTTCCTCTATCGCCTTGAGATCGGCTTTCTTTGCGTCCTCTATTGCGGATTTTTGCTTCTTGTACATCTCGTCGGCGAGCTTCTGCGTATCCTTGATCGCCTTCTCGTTCTCCGCGATAAGCTTCTTCTTCGCTTGGTAGACCTGTTCGTCCGCCTTCTTGTAAAACTCCGAATCCTTTGCGTAACGATCACGAACGCGCGTCCAAGAGTCGAGCTTCATCTTCGCAATCTCTGCTTCGGACTTTCCGGCCTCTTCCATACGACGAGACTCTTTCGCGATCCAATCGGAGGAAAAGTTAAATTGCGCTTGGACGAGTTTCTTTTTCGACTGGTACACTTGCTCGTCGGCTTTTTTATACTCGTCCGAATCCTTCTTGTACCGGTCGCGAAGTCTAGTCCATGCGTCAATCTTCGTCTTCTCGATGTCAATTTCCGATCGATTGGCGTCCTGCATACGGCGTTCTTCTTTCGCGATCCATTCGGCAGAGAAGTCATATCGGGACTTTGCGGAATCCTCACGAAGACGTTTGAGCTGAAGGAGCATCGTCCGGTTGTCCTCGACGGTTTCCTTGAGATGCTGCTTGTGTTTCTCGCGAACCTTTTCGTATTCCTTCGTTTGCCGATCCGCGTCCCAATCGTACATGTCCGACTTGAATCGCACGGATGCGATGTCGGCGTCATATGCTTCCTTCCGGAGTTGCGCTGCTGTCTTTGCTTTCTTCTCTTTTGGTTTCTTTGTTTTCGATGACCCAAGTGGATCTTTCGTGATCGGGATAAAATTACCCGAGCTGAGACTTTGTTTTTTCTGCCCCATCTCTTTGATAGCATCGTCATACCTCGCCGACTGCTCTTTTGCTATTTTCATATCCTTATCGGCCTGTTCGGTAATGTAATCCCTGAATCCAGACTCGTATTGATCCATACCAGGTAGATCAACACCAAACCTCGTCTTTGATTTACCTTCCATTAAAGGCCCTGTTTGTTGTGCATTCGCAACTTCTTGCATAACTTCAATGAGCCTTTGATAGTTGTTTATTTGAGCTTCAATAGCGGCTTTATTCGCTTCAGTTACCTTTATTAAATTGTCAATTTCCGCTTGCTTTGTCCTAACAGACTCATCAAGCAAATCGCGTTCAGCCTGTATCTGATCACCAATAATATCGATGTTTGTGATTCGCGCGCGACCTTGCTCGTCAATCGCCCAAGTCAAGTCCGGATACTCTTTCTTGAGATCGTTGATGGTCTGCTTCATATCGTTGTTTTGCGACTCGGTTAACTTTGTCTGCGCGTTCAACGTTTTATATCGTTCCATTAGCGCTTCGACTTCGTCTTGATGTTCGCGCTTAGCCTCGATTGCGTCGTATTCTTCTTTATTCATCTGGTACATTGCAACCGATGACTTGTCGATTTCCTCGCGCATCCTCTTCGCGTTTTGCGTAGCTTCCTCGAAACTTCCGTGACCTGCGGTCTTTAACTGTTCGTCTATCTCTTCGAGTTTATCCCGTAACGTGTCCAACTCCGGAAGTAGATCAAAGTTATTCCCCGACATAGACTCGATTTGATTGGCTCTCTCTTGCACTTTTCCTCGCTCTTCTAAAAGCGAAGTCAGCTCTTTTTCTTGTTCTTGCAACTGCTTCAGTTCGTTTACGTTTCGGTCAACTGGCGACTTGTCCAATTGATCGTTGAGCTTACGCTGCGCTTCCGTCATTTCTTCCGCAGCTTTCGCGGCGTCTCGTGCATGTGCGGTGTATGCTGCGATACCTCCGGCAACTAGTCCGATAGCTGCGATTGCCCATCCAAGCGGACCCATTGAGAGGTTTAATGCTGTAAGAGATACCCTAACGGCGTCTGCTACTAATCTCCAAGTCGTCATTGCACCGACAACGATACCTATGAGAGCGACGAACCCAGTCACTGCGGTTGCCGCTCCGGCAATTCCCGCGACTAGCTCTTTATTTTCAACGACCCATCCAGCGAGAGCTTGGATAATTGGCGTGATTGTTTCAAGTAATTCCGCAAACAACGGTTTTAACGCATCCCCAACGCCAGCCTCTAACGACTGCATCGCTTGGTCATATTTCGCGACGCTGCCCGTATAATCCCCGAGTGCAACCGATGCGTTTCCCGCGAATATTTCGGATTCTTTCAAGAACCCGTTATATGCCGCTTGTACCTTTTGCGCGTCTGTTAACTTAGCCGCAGTCGTTCCGATAGACTTCGCGTATTCCGCTTGCATTACGGAGAGATTTTTCGTAACGCCGACCGAGTCTGTGAGCGTAGAGTTTCCGTTCTTGATGCCCTCCATCGCGACGACGATTGATTCGCCCCATGAGTAATGAGCCTGTCGATTATATGCGGCGGCGTCAGCCATTGCGTAGATAAGTTTCGTTGTCTGTTCGATGTTTAAACCCATCGCAAGAGCCGTTTTATATGCCTGCGCGGATTCTGTCGCGTTCATGAATCCTTCCTTAGTCATGTTTTGAACGGCACTGGTCGTTTCATTGACGTTGTATCCCAAGTTCTTTGATACTTCGGCAAGTCCGCGAGTGGCGTTATAGACTTTCTCCGATTCCGCGACAAGAGATTTCATCTCATCAATCAGGCCTTTAAATGCGACACCCGCGCCGATTGCCAAGAGCGCCGATTCAAGTCCGTTAAGTTTGCCCGTTGTCTTATTTGCTTGTTCGTCCGCTTCGGAAAGCTTCTTCGTTATCTTATCGATCTCATCGCTACTAATCCCAAGGCGGCGCATTTCGTTGCGGACTTCTTCAATCTTCTGCTGGAAGAGTTCGGGATTCGCCTTTTTTATTGCTTGGTCAATCTTCGAAATATCCTCGTCAGTCATCCCGAGTTGCTTAAGCTGATCCGTTAGCTTCTTAATGCTATCGCCAGTGACTGCGGAGCTATCTTCGATCTTCCATATTTTCTGCGCGAGTTGATCCGACGTGTCGGTTAGTCGAAGGAGTGTTGCTTCGGTGTTTAGTATCTGCTCTTGAAGCTTCGACTTCTTCGCTTCATTGAACGTGCTGTCATATGACTCTTTCAACGATGCTAGCTTGGACTTTTGTTGGTCGATCTTCGCGTTCACGTTGTCGAGCTGCGTGGTGAGCTTGCCGATCCTCTCACTCGACGATCCGACATTATCGATTGCAGTCGTCACACTCTTAAAGTCGCTCGCGGTCTTTTGCCCTTGTGTGCCTAACTCCTCGACCTTGGCTTTGGCCTTGTCGATCCCCGCGGTATAGCCCGAAATGTCAACTTCCAAGCGAGCCTTGATGCCGCCAATTTCTACTGCATCACCCATCTATTTCACCTCTTTCGGACATGAAAAAGCGCCCTTCATAGGGCGCTTAGTTATGTATTGTCTTTACTGTTCCATCAGGTGTCTTTACGTGCCTAGTTTTACATTTCCTACATTTTGAACTATCGAACTTTAGTTTAAATGAGTGCCCACAAACAATGCATTGAATTACAGGCATTTCATCCATAACTTTGTTAATCTTTTTATTAAATTTTACAGCAACAATTATTGGGAGAACTATAAAAGAAAGAAAAAGGAAGATACTAAGTAGCATGCCAACACTCCTCCTAGACATTTCCTTAATTCTACCACACAAATACGATTATATTCCCATTTTTAACTGCATTTTCAACGCTTCGAAGCCGGTTTCATCAAATTTCGGTGTTTGCTTCGTTTCATATCCGGCCATCTTGCGGAAACTGATATTTAACTTCCGGAAATCCTCTTCGTTCATATTTGGCGCAAGTTGTACGCTCAATTGCGTGAGCCAATTTTCCGCGTCTACTTTTCGTTGCGCGTCGAGCACATCGAATATGTCCATCACGTAATATCCGTTTTCAAACTCAACTTGGGTTTTCCCAAGCCGAATCGCGCATTCGATGAAAAATTGGTCAAGCGTTAATTTGCGTCTTGGCTCGTCTCCTGTTTCGTCGTTACTTTCTCCAAGACGCTCTGTACGTTTTTTAGCATTTCCCCGAAGTTATTCAGCTTCGCAATTTCTGTGTAGTAAGCAACTAATTCGTCAATCGACGCATGCTCCTCGATATAGTCAACGTCAATTCCCGTAAGTATCGAAGTGATCCGAACCACTTCATCGAATGATTCGCGGATTGCGATCATAGCGAACGCTACTCGCTGCTCGGACGGCGCGGATATCACCGATAAGATTAACTGTGGCAAAATCTGAATCGAGTCGAAGAGTCGGCGCCACTGGGCGACCGTAATCTTACGCACTTGCACCGTTTTATCTCCGATTTTTACTGTATCTGAACGCTTAAATAGCATTTATATTCGCCTCCATGAAAAGAGATAGGCGGCGCATAACGCACCGCCGCTTACGATTAAGGTGTTGACTTAACTTTTTCGTCACCGAGAATGAGGATGAGATCCTCGTCCGTAGGTGTCGAGTTTAATGTGATATTCGTGATTCTCTCGTTGTCATTATCGAAATTGTACTGCAAATCTGTTTCCGGATAAGCCATCGGAAGGGTCGCCCATTTGGATGGATCAGTCTTCGCGGCTACAGGTTTTATCACGACTTTCTTCGCCTTCGTGATTAGGTCTTGCCCGACAGCGGTCGTAATTTCGACCTTCTTACCGCCACCAGTCGTGTCCTCAACCAAAGTTGCGCCGACCATAATTTGCGGGATTTTGTCCAAATCGTATTCCGCGAACGGTACGGTTACTTTCGCATTGCGTCCCGTGATCCGTTTAGAGACGACCGTCTCGCCTTTCTGGTCGATTTTCTGCTCGCGATATGTCGTTTCGACCGTAAGTACGACACCTCCGATGGTTGTTTCGAAAAGTACCGTGTCTTGTCCATCACCGTACTCTACGATTGCGGGCCCGAGTTCGATCTTTTTAACATCACTAGCCATGTGTGCGCCTCCTTTGAAATAGAAAGAGCGACCCCTAAATGGAGTCGCCCGTAAGTGTTCGTATTAAATTGTCGTTACTGTGAAATTCAACGAGTACATCGCGCGACTGTTCGCATCCTTTCCGAGGTAGATCGGCGAGGACTGGTCGGCCATGCATTTTACTATCCGCGTAGTCCCGATGTAGAACTCGCTTTTTCCGTGAAGATGCGTGAATATTTCCGTCGCCTTCGCGTCAGCAACCGAAGCCTTCCCGCGGACGACGATTTGAAACGACGGCTTACTTTTCGTTGTCCACTCGGAAGGGCGAAGACCGCCGGTCAATCGCGTATACGCGCAGTCATCCGGATTTCCCGTTTCGAATTCGTTGCCGACGTAAGTGTACGGCGCGGCCTTGCGAAGATATGTGTTTATGTCAGGAACCGTAAGCATTACGTCAGCTCCTTTCGGATAGCATCCGCGACAAGTTGCTTGTATCTGTCCGCGTTCTCCTTCAGCGGCCGTTCGAGATATTTCGGCTGAGTTCCGGGAGTCTTCGGATTCTTAAATCGAAACCCGGAATAACCATCGCCGCTGTGTAATTCGTGTGTGATGAGTGCGTAGTTTACGAGTTCGCCGGACTCCGTTTCCTCAGTTGCGGTAAAAAATACCTCGCCAGTTACGCCATTATTCGAAATATCGACGTTCTTTCCGGAGGTCTTCCGCAACGTACCTTTGTCCAGCGGAGCTAGGTCGCGAGATACGCGGAGTAAATCGTCGGTTGCGTCATTGAGTCCCATCGCAGCTCCCGCCTGAACTTCCGTCTTCGACCAGTCCAGCGATTTGAAAAACGCATCGAAGTTAAAATCCATCTTCATACGCTTACCCCCGTCAAGATCGGCTTCCCGTTGAGCGCCCTTTTTACGCTGATTGCGATTGGCGTGTACGTTGTTTCCGTCCCGTGTTCGTCGGTATACGTAAATTTGTCGTCGATTGTTATGCGTGGGAATCGATCGAAAAGGAACGTTCCGACACTCGCGACTTCTTGTCCATGTCGATTGCGCACGAGCTTTACGCCTTCTTGGAAACGACATCTCATCGGAACAGGTGAGTCGTGTTGCGGCTCGTTATAGTCGGGATCATTACCGAGAAATGGCGCGACGAGGACGGTCTGTTTAAGCTGCACATACATCGGCTACAACACCGTCCATTTCGCTTGCCGCGCGCCAATCTTGACGCCGTTCTCGGCTCCGATAATATCGAGCGCAGATTGCGGAATCCAGTTCTCTACGCCGCTCTTCGCCCAATCCTTGAATGTGAATGACGCCACTCCCGTAATGGAGAACGCGGCCATTCCTTGCATCTGCAATCGGTTCGTATCGTTGAACGCGATTGCTAATTCGTTTGCAAACTCGTACACCGCAGCGTCTGGAATCGTATATCGCGGATACTTGGTCGTCAGCGTCCGAGATGCGACGTTAACTATCCGTTGTTTTTTCGCCTCGTCAGCGTCCGTCCAATCCTCGATATCGATACAATTTGCCGCGATGTAATCGTTAGCTTCCGTTATGTTTACCGCCACTTACGCCACCTCCGTTATTTTGCGGAGGCTTTGCGTCGCGTGGACGGCTTATCCTCCGTTTTTACTTCGTCTGCCTTCGGATGCCCCACTTTAGGAGCGACCGGTTCGGGCTCGTCCTCTTCTGGAGCGATTGGTTCTGGTTCGTCGATGTGTTGGACGTACGATGGGACGAGAGAGTCCAAAAGTGAAATCTCCGCCATGCAATCTGTCTCATACTGACCGAAGTAATCAAACTCAATCGTTAGCGTGTTGTCAATCCTAACCGCGTAAAACGGGCGTGCTTGATATTTTGCCATTACGGATTTTTCGCCTCCAATGCGGTTACGCGTTTTGCCAAATCGTCAAGCGCCGTCTTTGTGGAGTACTTCGCGTCAGCTTCGGACTTTGTATATGCGTCNCCTACCTTCGCGTAATTCCCCTTCGCCTGAAACTTCGCATCTGTTTCCGTTTTGGTATACGCGTCAATAGTTCCACCGCCGCTTGACGCTTGTAGATCAACAATGATATCACCGAGTTTAACGTCATTCGCGACCGGCATTGAGTAGTTCAACCGCTCTTGTTCTTGCTTCGTTAACTTCGCCAATTCACACTCCCCTTTCCATAGAAACAGGGCGCCCGAAAGCGCCCCTCGCTAATTAAGATACAGACGTCGAGATATTTTCCAAGACCGCAATCTTCTCGGCCGCGTTTTTAACCTTCGCACCAAGTTCACCGCGAATCTGACGAGCAACAAAGTCTGCGCCAGGAATAGAAGCGTCAGTGTCGTAGATATTGCGGAGTGCGTGCAGGCTCAAGATGTTGCGGTCAAACAACATCATTTTGTTCTTCGGCATGTTCGGATCAACGATTACCGTCGCGTCACTGCCGCCGACGATGTCGCCTACAAACGTCGAGATGCGATGACCTGTCGCAGTATCCGTACGCTCAACGCGAATTGCATCTTTCGCCAATTTCGAGATTTGACGCGCACCTGCCGTGTTTGTCAAGATCGTGTTCACGTTACCGCCGCGTTGGAACACCTTCTCCATGACGTCATTCAACGCTTTTGCGGAGACTTCATCACCGTTAAGGTTTTGAGTTGCTGCGTTTTTCTTCTGTGCGAAGTACAACAGACCGCCCGTCATGCTCGGTTGAACATTCTTACGGCCTTCGATACGACGACCGTAGATCAACCAGTCGTTCAACTCGCGCGCCATCTCCTTCAAACGGAGCTGTACTTGGTAGTCCAATTCGTTCGTTACGTTGTAAGTACCTACCGCTTGTTGCGTATTGGATACGGATGCATAGCGCTCGATAATCTGCGTAAAGTTGAAGTCGACATGACGGTCGTGACTCTCGTCCTGACCAGGCATCGCGCCTTGGTGTTGCGGACGGGAAACAATACGAACCTCATCACCGGCTTTGTGTGCTGTCGCAGAAGTTCCGTCGAAGCCGCGCTCAACAGTAACCGCGTCACCTGCGATAGAAACGACTTTTACGTACTCCTCGCCGATTACAACGAGTGCGTTTACGCGGAATTTCTCGCCGTCATCTGTCGCAACGGTCAATGTAGTCGCTGCGTTATCTACATCAGTCGCAAGAGTTGCGCGATTGGAGTTCAAATTGTCGGACATCCATTCGTACTTCGTTTGCATAAGCGGCTCGCCGTTGATTCCGATGAGGCTGAGCAATGTAGGTTCGTCGTCGATGATAAGAGAGATACCCGCGGATAAGTCACGAATTTGATCCTTAAAGTCATAAGTTTGTGCGCCTGTAAATGTCATTAATAAATCGCTCCTTTAGTGTTTGTGAAATCAAAAAAGTCGCCAGCATATTAGCTCGCGACCTTACTTAATGAGTCCCTTTAATTTGTTAGATAACTCAACCACTTTACTGAAATCCTTGCGCTTCTTCGCGTCTTCGAGCTGTGCTTCGAGAGTTCGCGCTTTCTCATCGATAGTTGGAGGTGGGTCGCCGATAGTCTTCGGCTTGGTCGTATTTGTCGCGACCAGGAACGGCTTGCTCTCGACAAGTGACGCAATCACTGCGTCGATCCCAACGACATTTCCATCGTCGCCAACGCTGACTCCGGAACGATCCGCAAGCGACCACGCATCGTCGACATACGCGATATTCGCCGCTGTCGCTGCCGTGATAAACGCGTTTCGGATGCGTTCTTGCTTTACGGATTCGCGAAGAGTGGACAATTCGGATTCAAGCGTTTGTTTCGACGTTTGTTCCTTTTCCAAATCCGCCTTGTAACGTTCAATCTCCGTAAGTTCACCGCGCTTGCGTTCGTCTTCTGCCGCTTGTAGTTCGGTTAACTTCGTTTTTAAATCATCGTAATCCCCGTATTTCTTCCGCTCGCGATCGAGTCGTTTCGCAACGATATCGTCAAGTTCTGCCTGTGTGAACGTCTTTGCCGGTTCCGGCGTCGGATCGGCCGGTGGATCTTGCGGAGTTGGCTCCGGATCTCCTTCCGCGAACAATTGGAGATTCAGCGTATATTTCAATCGTTTCGATTCGTTATTCATTCGTAATTCCTCCCATTTAAAGCCCGTCGGCGGTCGATTCCGAAAGTTTAACGCCATTCCGTAAGGCAACGACAAATAAACCACATCCTATTTCGGATCGGCTTCGAGTAGTTTTGGGTCGCGTAGTGGTGATATTGTGTGTCGGCAATTCGGATGAAATATTTCGCGGCGAGGCAAATCACCGACATATGGATAATCCCCAGGAGCATCCATCGTCAGCTTCACGATGCGGCCTTCCCAGTGACGGCAAGCATCCGTCGCACCATGCCGCGAAATAACGCCATAATAAGCCTTTCGCGAAACGGCCTCGTTGATCGTCGCTTCTCTGTGCGCATGAGACATCTTCGTTCGAGTAATCATATCGACGTAAATTTCCGGCTTCCAACGACGTCCTGCCGAGTCAACTATTCCGGTATTAACGGTATCTCCGAGTTTCTTCCGAAGTCCTTCGAGAATATCGCGATTCATCGTCTGTCGTCCGTTTATCCCGCGAGTCATGTTCGCCCGCATCGATTCCGCTGTCACATTCCGGATGGTCGTACGTACCTTCCGGTCGATGTTCTGCGTCACCGCGAGCAAATCAGATTGTGTATCCGCGACGACTGCTTCGATGAGCTCCTTGTTCAATCGGCTGAATGCCGTAATCTTCTCGGCATCCTTTACGTCGAGAGCAACTAGCGCAGTCAGCGCACCATTTCGGACAGCAACGGGAATATTCTCCGCAACCCATGCCGCAGACTCTTCGTTTAGTGACGACAATATTTCCGCGACCTCTTTCAACGTTGCTGCCGATTGTGCTCGAGTCATATTCGAGATATCGATTCGGTCGAGTGTTCGGTAGATGTCGCGTACTGCGCGCTTGTACGCCTTTACCAGCCGTTCAACGCGGTAATCGTATTTCGGTTCGGGAATCTGCACTGTCATTCGATTACCTCAACCTCGTTAAAGACGGTGGAGTCGACAGTTCCGTATGCGTCCTTTTCGTCTTTTGTGATTCGCGTCATCATCGCGGACGCATGTGAATCGTCGAGGTTGTCCAAGCGTTTGATAGCGTCATGAACCGCCAGTGTCGGCTTTCCGCCTGTTCTGATTTGTGCGATTTCCGCTTGTTCCTTCTCGTCTACTGGAAGTCCGTCCTTCCAAGTGATGGTCGGATATACCGGCTCGTAAGGTTCGAATCCGTCTACGCCTCGATTCGCGAAGTTTTCGAGTTCCATTGCAGTCCATAACGCATCACGTATTACCTTGTCAACGTGGACTCTGATCCGATTCACCTTCGCGAGTATCGGCATGAACCTCGCCTTAATTGCGCCGGAATCCGTATGTGATGTACCGGTTCCACCGCGAGTATCGCCTGCAAGCGTCGTACCGAATAACCATTGTGGAGTCTCCGACATCTGGAACACCATTCCGAGAAGATAGTCGAGTTCCTTAAACGCTCCATCAAGCTGCGAATTCCACGTCATATAGCCCGGTGTTACGTCTTCCTTCGTGGTCGTAATGTACTTGCCGCTAAACTTAACGGATACTCCGTCGTCTTCTTCGATATCAGGTCCATACGCAGTTGGATCGGAATGTTTCCACAGGATGTAATCGATCTGGACGAGACGGTCGTTAATCGCGGCCAATAGTGATTCGATCTTCTCGATTCCCGAAATCCCGTACCAACGATCATCAACGGATTTGTACGGAATGTGGAACACGAGCGGCCTTGCGACGCCTGTCTCGACGATATCCTTTTCGCGACCAGTCTCGATTTTTTCACCGATTCGGAAGAGTTCGATCGGCGCTCCGTATTGATTATCGATGCCGTTCGGATGTAGCCGATAACGCTCATAGATGATGTAGCCCGGAACGTGGCGCTCAACGTTCAGATACGGGATGGCATTCATTTTCTCGCGCGAGAATCTCGACGTGAAGAATCCGTTCGGCTCCTCGACCCATTCGACCCATGCGATGCTGACCGCCTTGAACTTTTTTTTGCTCCCGCGAGCCAATTCCGGAAAAACAATCGACGCGTCCACCGGCTCGATAATCGGCTCTTGTTTCGCTTCCGGCGGTTCCAGCCCTTCCGGAATAGCCGAAAAGTCTTGCGCGTAGCCGTATCGGACTTTGAAGAATGCATCACCGCGATAGCCTGCGCCGATAACCGATTCGTGAATCCTCGCGGTCAAGTCGTTTTCCTCGACGATGCTATTCAGCGCCTTTTGTTCGGTAGAATCGTCGGGCTTTCCGCTCTCATACGTCGGCGGCTCACCGACAAGCAAGTCGGACGGCTTCGTGAGCAGGACATCTACAATATTGCACGCGATGTACAACGTTTTGAGCTGCGGAGCCGCTGGCGTATCTTTTAGTAACGCGGCTGCTCGGTCGAACATCTCGTAAGGCTTCCCGTCGAATATGGTTTTGCCACGTAGATATCGCGCCAACCGCTCAACATGATCTTGCGGCGGGAACTGTTTTCCCGTTTCGATCATCTTCGTTGTTTTCGTGATAAAATCCGTTATTCTCTTCGCCTCCTTTCCGTTTACATCCACGACGGCTTACGTCGGATTTTTCGTGATCCTTTTTTCAACGACGAAATCGACATTTCCATCGCGTCAGGTAGGTCGTCATGCCAATTGCTACCGTATCTCTCGAACTGCTCAAGCAGTAGCGCATGGTCGCGATTGAACCGAATAGTCTCGTTTTCAATGTCGGGCAACATCGCCTCTATCCGCAATTCCTTACGTGTACGTTGGTGAATCTCCTTAACGCGATTCCTCGCAGGGTAGCCCTTCGATTGAAGCTCTTGCTTGAGTTTGTGGACGAAAAACTCCTGTGCCATTTGCGCTTCTGCCGCGATTGAATCCGGCTGATAGTGCATTACTTTTTCGACGATGACTCGCATAAATTCGTCTGGATGTATTCGAGCACCAAACGCGTCCACAACGTAAATAAGACCAAGCTTCTTGTGCTTGGCCGTAACAACGATAGCAGAGTAGTCCCCGCGTTGTTTACCCATCGCGAAGTCTATTCCCATCCCGATATAGTAGTCCGAGTGATCGAACTTCGTTATTGAATCGTAGTACTTGAACCGTTCGATCTTGAAAATCTGCGACTCTTCGTCGATCGGATTATTCTGAAACTCGGTATTAAACGCTTTGTTGCCGTAGTTCATCTTTTCCAATACGAGAAACTGAATCGGGAATCGCGACGGCCACAGCACCTCCGCGCCCTTCTCCATTTCTTCGCGATGAGATTCGAAGAAGGCCAATGCAGCCTTAACGTTTGGAGCTGCCGTCTCGTCGTCCATCTCTTCCATTGCGGCAATCTCTTCGTCTGACGGTTCGTACTCTTTATATATCCGTTCGAACTCCGCCCATAAATCGGAGCGTTCCGGTTGTTTGATTATCGCAGGGAAACTATTCTTAACGAAATCTTTCCGTTCTTTCAAAACGTAATTAAGCAAACTATCGTGATGGACAAGTGTTCCCATGAAAATAATCGCTGTCTGCGTTGGGTCGTACGCAGGCATCAAGTCCTGATTAAGCCAATCCTTCGCCTTTTGCCGCAACTCGGGCGTATTGTTTGAGTCACGCGATTCCAAGTCGTCTAGGAGGATCAAGTCGGGACGCTGCGAACCATTACGGAAACCGCGAATCTGCATCCCGAGAGATGTCGCTTCCATCTTCGCACCAGATGTCGTCAGGAACGCCTCTTCCGAATCCTTCTCGTTCATCGTCTTCTTTTCGTATAAAAGTTCGCCAAAATCTGCTCGAAGCTTGGTGTTGTACTTGAGTTGTCCGGCAACCCACTTGATAAACTTCTTCGATCCTGCGTTCGTCTCCGAAATAATTAAGATCATCCGACGCTTACGATA